CTCTTCCGGAAGTCCGAGAGTGTCATTGAGTAAGGCGTATGCTCGTTGGTGGATGAACTCACGTGAAGCAAAGGCTGTGAGCATGGCTCTGACTTCATTGTTCTTGAACTTGGGAATGTAATACTCAAGATAGTTTGTTCCCACAGCCACGTCTGTCTGCGTAAATAACCGCAAGATCTGGGTGATATGGTTCTTCTCTGCCTTCGATAATACATCTGACTTCCAGTGATTTACATCTGTCTGTAGATCAAGTTCATCTTCAATCCAATGAATACGCTCGTGTTTGGTTGCGTACTCAACAGCCCAAGGGTTCTTAAACGGTTTGTATGTTAAGTTGCTTTCTAAGAGACTCACGCTCTTCCTCCAGTTTCTTCAGTAAGTTATAACAATCATTTAATAGTTTCTTATTGAATGGATCCATATCTTTTGTAATATGTAATCGCATCAACATTTTGTTTATTTCTTCTTGCATTATACCACATTCCAAATAGTAATACTGTGACTGCAGGGTGTATTACAACAAACAGCCATATATTTATTTCTTCATACGTCATGCCAACATACGGAGCTACTGTCCTCAGCAATTCCACACACCAGTAGAATAACGTATTCATAAATGAATCATACATAGTTCGTATGGCCTCCCCATGGTTCATATGTTATCCATTTGCTATTATCTTAACACATTATAGGCAATATGTTAACCAGTAGTGTACTCTTTGTTCTCTTCATCGATAGCCTTTTCAAGCAACGATATCAAGCCTACCTCGACTAGCAAACGAGTAGCTTCAGGACTGGCGTCTATTGTACAAGTTGCACTGCCATCCTCATGCTCTTGCAAATTACTCACTGTAATGAGTGAAAGGGTATCAAAGCCTTCTTCAATCTCATCTTTTAGATTACGTCTCCCTCGACTTACCCCTGACATGATACACACTCCTCATCTTCAAAGTCCTTCAGCGCATTCCTGTCCACTGATGTTCCAACCTTCTCTGCTGTAACACCCGCAGTTGTGCGTAAGTAATATAGTCCTTTAAGGCCTTCCTTCCACGCCTTGAGATGAACTTGATTAACAATAGCCTTGTCAGTACCGGATGGGAAGAAGACGTTAACACTCTGGCCTTGGCATATGAAATCCTGTCTTTTAGCGGCGTGTTCAACCACCCATCCCTGATCGAGTTCAAACGCTGTCTTAAACGTTGCCTTCTCAGCATCGGATAAGAACTCCAAGTGCTGTACAGAGCCTTCGTTCTCAATGATAGACTGCCATACCTTTTTGGTGTTTTGATTGTACTCATCTAACAATGATTCCAGATATGTATTACGCACTGTATGACTACCTGCACGAGTACGATGCACATAACAATTGCTGATACGAGGCTCAATAGAAGCACTACAACCACAGAGAATGGAACTGTTAGCATTGGGTGCAACCGCGAGCAAGTGCATGTTACGAACGCCAGTCCCTTCTCCATCAGGACACTCTCCGCGTTCAGTAGCCAGTGTGTAAGTGGCTTCTTTAGCCTGTGACTTAATCTCTTTAAAGATACCATAGTTCTCACTCGCCGCTTGCCATGATTCCCAAGCTATGCCTTTTGATTGGAGGTAGCCGTGGAAGCCCATTGCTCCAAGACCGACTGAACGTTCTCTGTATGCTGAGTAAACAGCTTTTGATAATTCTTCTGGTGCGTGGTCAATAAAGTATTGAAGCACGTTGTCCAAGAATCGGATAAGATCTCCAACCATTCCGCTTGATTTCCACTCATCGTACATTTCGAGGTTGACGGATGAGAGACAGCAGACTGCTGTGCGCTCTTCATCTGTTGCGAGATGGATTTCATTGCAGAGGTTACTGCCATTAATTGACAGTCCAAGTTTTCTTTGAGCTTCTGGGAGAGCGCGTCTGGCCGTGTCGATAAAGTTAAGGTAAGGACTGCCAGTTCTGAAGCGAGCTTCAAGGATTCGTTGCCACAATTTGCGAGCTTCGATTGTATCTCGAACAAGTCCTGTATTTGGGTCGGTAAGATTCCATTCTGATCCATTGATCACTGCCTCCATAAAATCATCTGTGATATTCACAGCGTTAAAAAGATTCATACATTTGCGATTGATGTCACCACCAGTGGCTACCTTGATATTAATAAACTCCTCGATGTCAGGATGACTTACGTCTAGGTACGCCGCGTAACTTCCCTTCCTTGTCTTGCCCTGTTTGTATGCAGTCATCTGACTGTCCACTACTTTCATGAATGGGATTGGGCCGGGAGCTTTGTCGCTGATCCCCCGGACGTGGCTCCAATGCCCACCCACACCGCCTCCCTTTACGGAAAGCCATGCTACTTCACCATTATGTTCAATAAGAGAATCAAGATTGTCCCCCACGTAAGTAAGGAAACAGCTAATAGGCAAGCCCCTATTGTCTCGTGTATCGTCAGGTGCGTTTGAAAGCACAGGTGACGCAAACATAAACCAACCTTTGCTAGCGTAATCGTAAATACGTTGAGCAAGATCGAGATCATCTTTACAATAAGCAACTGCGGCACGCGCAAAAGCTTCTTGAGGACTTGTCTCATGTTCAAACATGTAGTAGTCCCGCATGAGTGTAATTGCTTGATCGCTGAGGCGATTGTCCCTATCAACATCAATCGTTATCCCAAGGTGTTGTTTCATCGAAATCATTCTCCAGTGTGTCTTGGTGTTTTTCGATTCGGTCTGTGAATCTTTCTACTAAGTCTTCTGAGGTGATGTCCAGTGTTTCCATCAGAGTCACCTCATCCAACTGCTTGAGTTTATCCTTAATTTCTTCAAGCGTGAACATCTATTCTACCATACTTCTATCAGCTTGTCAAGGTAATGTTTGCATTTTTTTAAATCAAGTGCTCCACCTTTCTCTTGAAAGCGAGCAATGTATTTAATTACATTCCCAATTAAAAATCCCTTGAACTGTTCTTCAGTCATCCACCCACCTTCCATAGCGTCCCAAGGTTGGACTTTCTTTTCAGTGTAGTGCTGACCACCATGTTGGTACTCACGAGCCATTTCATTTATATCAGGCATACTTTTCCCTCAAGTAGTTGATAGACACTGGCATCTCATCGAACGTTCCATCACGTACTTCATGCAACATCCAAATACCAGACCATGATCCGTTAGTCTGTGGGTTCAAATAGTCCTCATCATGTTGATAGAAGATACCTGCAAACAATCCAGTGATACGCTTACCGTCTGCCCTGCGTGCGTAGCTGATTGATCTGTCTTGGACATGACCCATCACACACGACATGTGTTGCTTGTTGATCAGCGCATTGGATGAACTCACTGGTCTCCCCATGACACCAGATACAAAGTAATGGCTATAACAAACGCCATCAATAACCACTGGCTGTAAGAATCCATAGACTTCCCACCCCATCTCTTTCAAGTATAGATCATCGAACGACATAAGTCCTTCAAGTTTAGGATCAGATTCAATTGCACGAGCAATACGATTCTCATGGTTACCAAGTGTGAATACCAGACGAGGATTCCACTGCTTGTGTTTGTTGCGAGATAGTCTCTTCTGTTCCTTACGAATAGGTTCAAGGAACGCTTGCATACCATCAATACCTGAGTTGATATCGTTGATGTACCTGCGTCCTTCAAATGATTTCTTACCCACGTCATACGTAGACAGTGATGGCATATCAAAGTGATCGCCAATGTGTACGATGACATCAGGCTTCTTCTCCACAGCATATTGTCCTGCCCACTTCAAGTGCTCGATAGGATTACCGGGCTTCACTTGCGTGTCAGGTATTACCATGTGTTTCATCTGTATCTCCAGAGGTTAACTTGGTTAACCTTAGTAATTCAAAAAAATGTTCCGCGTCTACGACTGCGAGAGGCTTGCGTCTGTTTTCTTTAACGATGACAAGTGGTTGTGCATCGCCTCGATTGTTGCACTGGTCAACAAAACGATAGACTCCAACTCTCGCAAGCGACTTGCATTCGACATCATACGCGAAAGACTTACTAGCCAGAGGGCTAAGTTGAACATCACTGCCACTAACACCCATGCTTGTTGATCTAACATCGTCACTCTCCAGATGTGGATACGTCTTGAGTATCTGTTCCGCTGTCCATTGCTGTAGTTTTCTGCCCTTTGCTTTGGCACTCTGTGTCTTCATACGGCGGTTCCCAAATCTCATCACGTGTACGCTGAAGGTGCAAGAGGACTCCATTCTCAATTGCACGTTCAACACTTCCTAACTTCTCAGCGCAAGTTGCGAACATCTCACGCTCTGTCTTCCCTTCCAATAACTTCCTTGCGGTTACAGGGCCAATCCCTTTGACACCAATGATGTTATCAATACGATCACCAGTGAGGAACTGCATATAGAAGTTAAGAATACCTTCCTCTTGTGTAACGTAGTACTTCTCCTCCTTGACAAAGTTGTAGTGCCATCCCTGCACTTGATCAAAGTCTTTGTCCAAAGACACAATGATGGACTCGTCGCCATGTTCAGTTGCCGCAATGGCAATCTCATCATCAGCTTCATTCCCATCAGAGACTACACCATTCCAAGAAAGTTCAAGGTACTCTCGCAACAAGGCATGATGGATAGGTTTCTCACCCTTGCGATTTCCCTTGTAAGGGGCGGTGACTGCAACACCAAACCGATAGTTATCTTTACCAGTCAGGTATGTTCTCCAGTCAGATACATCCAACTTGA